ATTGCTAATGGTTAATGAATATGGGGGTCAAAAATTATTGAATTGTTAACAACTTACGCTATTTTGGTGCACTATCGGCAAAATAAGCTTGACACATCTCGAATCGAAAGACGCGCGCCATGAGCAACGTCCCATACGTCTTCTCGGTGAATGAAAACGACGGGTTACCGCTGGAATACAAGCTGAAGGAAGGGCGCCCCGGGCGGTATCTGAATATCAAGGACGTCATCAATAATACCGAGGCGTTTCGCCTCCGCGGTTCCGACGAAAGCGGCTTCGAGGAACAACTTCTCCGCCTCGACCGCACTGATCTTCGTGTGACGTACAATGATGTCGGCGATTAGCTTCTGATCGTTTTGCAGGCCTTGTAGACGCTCCTTCAACATCTTCTCTTCGAAGCGCGCCGTCTGTACGTCGAAGCCAACACCGTGAAACATGAAGCTCGAAGTGCGCGAGGCGTAGCGTTTGCTCCCCGCTAAGAAGATCACGTTTCCAATGGAATTGACTGATCCGATATTGTACGTGGTCACCGAAACAGGAAGCGCCCTCAGCATATTGTAGATGGCGATGCCTTGCGCCGTGCTCGACGATGAGGCCAATACGCGGGTTCTCTCCCAAACGGGATTTTTAAAGGCCCTTGGCCGCCATCCATTTGCGAGAGGCGGCACCGGGTCAGCGCTCGACGACTCGGCTCCTTTTCTGAGGCCAAAGAACTTAGATCCGTTTATTTCCAATGAGTTAAGGCGCTCGACAACTCCTATTCTTTATCTACCCCGAAACCCGACTGCTGGCGCTGCTGGCGTCGGTATTTAGGCCACAAGAGGTTAAAACAGGCCAGTACCAAAGGCATCCTGCGGACCATTGCTGGTACGATGTCATGACCGTTCGAGGATGCCGACCCCTACATCAATGCTTGCCGTGCCCGCCGAGCATCTTCTCGATGGCCTTGTCCTTGCCCTCGGGCGATAGCTGGCCGAACAGCTCCTTCTGCATCTGCTGGCCGGCCTTCTTGCGCTCGCGCAGCGAGGCTTTGGCCGACTCCTTGTTCGGCAGCGGCAGGTTATCGATCGCGTACTCGCCGTCGACATCGCCGACCTTCCTCAGCGCGAAGATCAGTTGCTGCGCTTCGTCCGCGAAGATCGGGCTTGACGAGTGGCTATCCACCGTGACCCGCCAATCCTCCGGCAAGTCGGTCAGCATGAAGTTGTCCTCCATGTTGTCCGGGTTGACCCAGAACTTGCGATCCTCCTTGGCCTCCATCAGCGTCATCGTCAGGTCCGCGCAGGTCGCGCACTGCCGCTCGATCAGGAGCGCTCGGTCGCGCAGCGTGGGAGAAGCGGTTTTCAGGAGGGTGTTGGCATGCGTGCCCGCGCGCACCCCGGACTCTCCCTTGCCCTGCATGATGTCGGGGAAACTGCCGAGCGTGTTGATCATCTCGATCACGAATTTTAGCATCGTGATCGCTTCAGGCGGCATCTGCGGCGTCAGATCCTCGACCTTGCCGTTCATGCCGAGATTGGCATAACCAGCGGATCGCATCTGGCCGTATAATTCATCAGTGATGTTGTTCTCACCTGAAAACGCGAGGATCTTGTCGATCTGAAGCCCGAACAGCCGCTTGATATCGTCGGCCCAGGTCGACAGCAGCCCCTGTGGCTCGATCAAGTCGACCAGCTCGCTGCGTCCCCAGAACCAGTTGGCGACCGGGTTGGGCTGGATCGGCCGATACGGCTGCAACCGGCTGTTCTCGATCAACAGGTTCGACAGCTTGAAGCGGGAGATCAGGATGTCAGGCTCGATGATCTGGATGACCTTGTAGTCGTCCTCGCCCTTGACCCACAGCTCGTGCATCTTGACGACCGGCGAGCCGACCGTCGGCCCCATGATCGCGTAGTTCGGGTCATTGGCGAGCTGGACGATGCCGCCGGGCAGCGGTCGCGTGGCGCCGGCGACGCCGGTCTGGATCTGCGAGGTCGACAACACCTGGTGGAAGAAGCTGTCCGGGCTGTCGCCCATCGTCCCGGCCTTGGAATGGCTGCCGATCTGGTCGTAGAGCTTCTTCGCATTCGGAAAACTCCAGATGCGCTGCCACACCTCCGACATCGTCAGGGTCGAGGTCTCGCACAACACCTCCTGATTGTTGATGTCGCCCTCGTCCTCGCGGTAGACGCCGAAATTCCACGGCATCACCAGCTTCTTCTCGTAGGAAATCTTGTCGGCACCATCCCGCTTGGGCCACTGCTTCATCAGGCAGAGCCCGTATTTCAGGCCCTCGAACACACCCTGCCCGAACATCTGGTCAGTAGAAGTCTTCTCCCACTGCCGGGTCAGGTGCTTGGCGGCTACATCGCCCTTCTTGATGGTGTCCGCCTTGTAGGCGTTGTCGAAGTCGAGAGCGAATTTTAGCTCGACCGGCGAGAACAGGTGGGACGCGGTGCGCTCGAGATGCGCGTTCATCATGTTGATGAGCGACTTGGTGCCGTCGTAGCGGCCGGTCTCGGCAATGGTGTTGAGCAGGCGATAGTAAGCGGCCCGCATGCCCTGGCTGACCCGGCATATCTCGGCCATCTCGTTCGCGAACGCGATCAGTTCCCGCTCGCCTGTCGGGATCGGGATCATGCACGGGGCCTATAGTTGGGGTTCCCTGCAATTTCGAGCGGTAGCGGCGCTTGCCCGATCGGCTGCATGATGCTCTGCAGCCGGCGCATCTCCCGGGCGCCCGCGTTCGCGAAAGCCATGGTGGGCTGCCCATCGGCCTTGATCAACGGGGCGTGCGCGTTCGCCGCATATTCCGCGCCATTGGGCGCACCAAACCCCACCGCGCCACCGCGGGCCTGGATCATGTCCATCTGCTGGGTCACGGCGTTCACCACGGGCTTGACGGCAACCTCGCTATCGCGACGATCGCTGAGATCGGTCACCTTCAGGTTCGCCATCTCGTCCACGGGAACCCCGGCCATGGCCGCGGCCAACTCGGCCCGCTTCTCAGAACCGTCCATGATGCCCCGCGGCACCGCGTCGATGGTCCGGGTCCGGAACGACAGGATGTTGGGGACCACGACATCGTCGTCATCCCGCCGGTTGTTGATGTCGACCTTGCAGATCGGGCATTTGTCTGGCCAACCATCACTGACGTCGTACTTGAACTTCTCCCGGCAGGATGGGCACTTCAACAACACCGCCATCAACGTCTCCCGAATCTCCATGCCTGCCGCATCGCCAGTCGCTGGGACTGAATCCGGCTCTGCTGCTTCTGCCCCATGAACTGGGCCAGCATGTTCTGATGGAACATGGCGGTCTGGTCAACCACCGACCGCATCTTCTTGACCCGCTCGGCCTCCCGCGTCCGCTTCTGAACGATCAGATTCCGCCTGATCCGGGCGTCCCAGTAATGGGTCGCCAACGCCATCGCCACCACCCGGTCGTCGTGCTCTCCCGACCCCTCGCCGGCGATGGTGTCCCCGTCGCGCGCAATCGTCTTCATTTCCTCGATCAGGTCGGAGGACCGGATCCGGAGGTGACCGTTGGAAACGAACCCCCGAAGCTCCTCCATGATCATGATCTTGGTCTGCAACTGGGTCTTGAAATGCAGCACGCTGGACCCGCCGGCCAGCGCGTCGGGGCGGGACCACAGGAACTGCTTGACGTTCCGGAATACGTTCCGGATGCCCTGCTCCTCCAGCGGCGCGTAGCCGTTCTCGATCTGGAATTTGAGGGACTTGAGCTCCTGCAGCACAGCGCCGCCGGGCCCGTTGATCTCAAGGATATAATGCACCTCATTCAGCGGCTCGTTGCCGTACCATGCCATGATGGCGGCGATGATGTGCGCGAGGTGCTTGGTCGACACCAGCGGGTAGGCGTACTCGGCGACCTGGTCGATGCCGTCGGCATAGCAGCGCAGCACCTGGATCGACGACCGGTCGTTCATCTCGTTCTCGCCGAAGGCCGGGTCGACACCGACCACATAGACCGCCTCGGCGGCCGGCGGGTCCCACACCTTGAGTTCGATGTTGCGCGTGTTCTCGGCCACGTAGGCCTTCATGTCCGAGAATTCCTTGCCGCCGAGGAACATGTACGGCTTGAATTTCCGGCTGACCCAGCGCTCGCTCTGATCCTTCAGGCTCTCGCCGGCGAAGAACACGCTGCCGGTGATCTGGAAGGCCTCGTCCTCGTCCCACGGGTCTTCCTGTATCTGGAACGACGACGCCTCGAAGCCGGCCTCGATATCGCCGTCCGACCGCGCCGCCGGATCGATCAGCTTGCGATACCAGGCCAGTTGCTCCTGCGTGACTTCGAAGTCGTAATCCTTCTTGACCTTGTCTATCTTGGCCTGCTCGGCCGGAGTCGGCGGCTGCACGCCGTAAAGCTCCCAGTCCCTGGAATCCCGCTCGATCCGCTGCCCATCATGGCTCCACCAGCCGATGAACACGCAAACGCAGTGGTCGGTGTCAGCACGCGCGGCATCCCACATGGTTTTCCACTGGTTCGGGCCGCGGGCGGTGGATTCGTAGATATAGAGCCGGTCCGGGTTCGAGTCCGACAGCGACCGCTTGAACGACACGAGCCCTTCCTCGTTGTCGTAGGAACATAGCTCGCTCATGTGCGCCATCGACAAACCGGCCGATCGCCCCAAGGTGCCCGACGATTTGGTCTTCTTGATACCCGCCGACTTGAACAGGATCTTGGAGTTGTTGATCAGCGTCAAGCCGTCCCGGTTGTCACCGCCCTTCTTGACCGCCGGGAATTTCAGCGCCGGCGGCAGGTCCGCGATCATGGTGGTGAGTTCGGCGCGCGCCAGGTTCTTGTTCTCGTTGGTGTCGAACACCAGGGCGCCGGACAGACCGCGGTGGATGCCGAGGTAGAAAGCGGAAAAGGCCCGGCAGATCGTGGTGATGCCGAGCTGGCGGGATTTCAGGCAGTAGAAATCGTGGATATCGTTTTCGAGCCCGTCGAGGATCGCGGTGATAAACCGGCGCTGCCCGAAATAGAGGTTGTCGCCGAGCGAGCAGAAACCCCGGTTCTTCGAATTGATGAAGCACTGGGACAGGAAGGCATAGAACGCCTCCTCGAACGCAACCCGCTTCGCGTGGGACCAGCCTGCCATGGGCAGGGAACATAGGGCCGGCTATCGATCAGGTCAACGGTACCCCATCTGCCGTTGGGCCTTCTCGGCCTCGGCCACGCCGATCGCCGAGATGGTCTGGATCGATGCCCAGAAAATCCCGGGCTGCTCCTGGTTGAGCATAAGCGAGCAGTGCCAGCCCTCCGGCGGCGTGTCGGGCGGGATCAGGAGGAAGGCGCCGCCGAACTTGGCGCCGTCGTTGAGCCGGATCTGGCGGGCCATGTCCTCGAACATGCGGGCGCGCTTCTCGGTCTCGGAAGGAGGGAGGTCGTCAGTCACTTCGTTCTCGCAATATTTAACTGGTGCGTATGCCCCCAGATCTGCATCGACTTGATGTATCTGTTACCAGCACACACCACGATATAGTCATTGTCGATGATCTTTTCTTCCAAAAGATCATCGGTGTCCGGGTCGCGAACTTGGACCTTAACACGGTTCTTGTGTTCGATCTCACTCACACGTACCTCCAATCCTCTGCAAACGG